CTTAGATGACATTTTATTAAATTCACCCTTATCAATTCCCAAACTATCCATCACTTGTCCAATTACTTGAATCTTTTGATTATAATTTAATTTAGAGTCTTTAATTTTATCAATGGCCATTACTAATTTAGATTTTATAGATGCTGGAATAGTTGCTGCTGGTAATTCAGCTGCTTCATCTACTTTTTTACCAGCTCTTAAATCTGCTAAATCATCTCCCTCAATATCACCATCTTTATCAACATCTAATTTATGTTGACCACCAGTCAGTTCTTCGTTCTTCTCACCCTTACCATTCCAAGCAGCATCAATTTTATTAAAGAATGTTTTCTTTTCATCATCATTCATATCGTTGATACCTTTACCAGCTTTATCTAATGCTTTTTGAAAGAATGCCTGATATTCAGATTCCTCTGTCATTACTTCTTTAACTAATTCCTTCAATCTTTCTTTAGTGATTTTCATATTTTCCTTTTTGTTTGGTAGACCTTTATGTGATGTAGATGCGTAATCTTTAGCATCTTTATTAGTCATAGAATCTGCTGCTTTTTCAATTTCTTTAGATGGTGCTTCCATGTCTCCTTTTTGTACTGCATGAACCATACCCATAAATCGTTGCTGTGCTTTAGATTGTGCCGGCATATTATAAAGTTCTAATTTTTTCTGAAAGATTCATTAATCTCTCTTTTATCTTATGTAAACTTTTATGTGTTCTTTTATAGTAATCATCTTTTGTAACTCCATTTTCAGTCTTTAACTTAGAATACCAATTAACAAATTTTTCAACTTCTCCTAATTGTTGTTTAATAGATGTTATACCTTTACCTATTTTAGCTTTAGCAGAACCATCTTCTTTTTTTAATGCTACCCAACGATTTTCAGCCATTATCATACCACTAACATCTGCAATTTCTGCACCGGGATTCTTTTTAGCAGCCGTTGGTTTCATTGGTAGTGCTTCATCTCTACTAGCAGCAACATCACCCAATGCCCAATCCTTTTCACCTTCTCCTACAATTGTACCACCAGATATTTTAGCTAATTTTGCATTTTTACCAGCAACATCAGATGGCTTTGAAAATGGTGCACCAGCACTACTTGTTATGCCTTCTTCCAAATCATCAACAACAGTACCACCAGTTACACTAGCTAATCTATTGTTTTTCTTTTTGGTTTGACCGGGTTTTGAAAATGCAGCTGGTGTATCGTACCCTGCAACTGCACCAGTTCCAGTCATTTCTTCCAATTCTTTTTCAGATTGGATTTCTTTAACAATAGTTCTGATTATTTCTTTTAGTCTAGCTTCCATTATTTTAATTTGGATTTTAATTCTTTGATTAACTCATAAGAAAGCATAATAGATGAAACTTGCCCATCGGTTACTGATTTTCCCATTTTCATTTTTTCTAAAACAGAAATAGTTTCAGATAATTTAATTGTAGTAACTTTATCTTCTACTTTAGATTTGATAGATTTTAGTTCTGCTACTATTTTAGGTAATTCAATACCAACGTAATCTTTAAATTTGGTTGTATTTGTAATATTATTAATATATTCTTTTAATAAATTCTTTTGAGAATCATCCAAGTTTGTATATTTCTTATTAAAAGTTTCTACAAGGATTTTATAAGTAAGTAATCTAAGGTCTTTGTCTTGTTGTTTATAAGTTTCAATCAACTTTTTATCTTCAGTTGGTTTTACTAATTGAGAGGGTTTTGATGTAATATTTTCAATTAAAGTAATTTTAGAATTAAAAATATCTTTAATATCATATGAGTTTTCTCTCTTAGATTCAAATACTTTATATATTGATGCTAGGACTTTATAATTGGTTATCGGAGATGATAAGAATTGCTCAATATCAAATTTAGCAGAAACCTCTTTTATAAGATTAAATTTTTCTTTAGATAATTTTAATTGGTTTAATTTAGTATGTGCATCACATACAGTCTCTACCAGTCTATCTGCTTTAGTTTCGGAGCTATACTTTTCCTTTAACAATATATCGTAAAGACGTAATTCTTTATTTAACTCTGTGGTTGGTCCGAAGAATTCTCTTACAATATTTTTAGCGTTTTCAGTTTTATCGCCATTTAGAACTTCTAATGTTATTTGTCTTACTAATAATTCAAATAACACCCCAGTGTTCTTAAACTTGGAATGTTTAATTTTTTTCATTTAATTACCCTATATTTAATCTTCCTTATAAACTAACACATATAAATATAAACAAATTTTTCTTTATTAAATTTTAGTGTCATCTAATAGGTTTTTTTCGTCTAACATATCAGATTTTTCATTTAAAACCTTCTTTTTTGATGAAATTCCGTTTATATATTCTCTTGCAAGCTTTTTTGCGTTTGCATTTAAGTGTCTATCATCTCTTTTTCTCTCTTTATGGTTTTCAGCATCTCCCAATGGGTCTCTACCATAGGGATGCTTATCTTTACCATAAGTGTTTCCTTCTTTTGGTCTTCCAACTCCTCTATTTAATTCAATTTCGGTTTTAAGTTTACCAATTTCCTCCTCCACATTTTGTTGCTGTGGTGGATTTGCCGGGTCTTGTCCTTGCTGTTCAATTGATGTATGTCTAAATCTATCCTTAAGGTCTAAGATTACTTTAGCTCTCTCAATATCCACTTCATCCTGTGATAAACCAAATATATTATGGTATGACCAATCGGATGATAACATATTGAGTGCTTTTGCATCAGATGCTAACCTTACTTTTTCACTCCATAAATTAACCTTTTCTTGCTCATAGATTGTAGAAGCATTAGTTAAAGTTAATTCAAAGTTTGTCATTTCAGAATCTTCAATACCTTGCGATGCTAAGTGTACGATTGCAATCTTAGTTAATTCACTAACAACTGTTCTTTGAATTCTTTCGATAGTTCTTGCAAAACGAACATCTTCTGCAGCTAATGTAGCTTTACCATTAACGTTCTCATCATATGATAAGTAAGCCTTTGGTACTCTCAATGCTGCGAATAATTTACCTCTTAAGTACTCAATATCTTCAATAGCTGCATATTCCAATCCAGCTAAGTTTTCAATGTTAGTACCACTATCACTACCACGAACAGGTAGGAAAAAGTCTTCGGTGAGGTTTTGTATATTGTATTTTAAGTTGTAATCACCAGTATCTTTATTAACAAATGGAGTTTTCTTCATTTTGTTAATAATCTTTTGCATGTAGTTATCAACTTCTACCGGTGGAATATTACCAATATCAATTTTAAATATTCTTTTTTCAGGTGCTCTCATAATACGATGGATTAACATCGCATCTTCCATAAGAGATAATTGTTTCCAAATTCTCCTAGCTCCCTCTACCATTGATTTACCATAAGGTAGGAAGTTTGTATCAGATAACATTCTAAAATGAGCCATTTCATATTGCTCATACTCCTTTTTACCAAAACGGTCCAACTCTACCTTATACTTAACGTAGTTTTGGTTGTTAGGGTCAGTACCTTCCAATCTTTCAACATTGTAAATTGAATGTGGCATACAATTGATAACTCCTTTACCTTCTGCAATTTCTAATGCTAAGAAAGCATCACCATATTTTACTAAGTTTCTAACCCAAGGCCATAAGTTGAATTCTATATTTAATACATCATAAAATAAATTATGAAGCATTTCTCTTACGTTTTCATTTGTAGATTTAATCTGAATTACATCGCCATATTCATTCTTAGTAGTAGATTCATCCGCATATATATCTAATGCAGATGATATAATTGGGTCACTATCCATAGCATCATAATCTCTAAAAAGTTCTCTACGAACTTGATGATATGCCATTGATTGTGCACCTTGGCTGGTTTCATAATAAGACCTTTGTAACTTAGTGTATCTATCTCTAAGGTTTACAAAGTTTGTATTATATTGTCGGTCTTCAGTATCTACAACTTTTCTTTTACCATCCTTATCAATCGTTACAATTGCATTGGTTGAGAATAGTTTTTTAAGTCTACCAAAGAAATTCCTATCGTCTATTTGTTGTTCTTCTGCCATAATTTATTTTACCATTTTCTACAGCTCCAGTAGTTTGCTTTTGTTCTAGGACCGGGATTATCACAATTCATTCTAGCTCTAAACGATTTTCTAGCAGATGGATTTGATTTTCTAATCTTCATTCCCTTCTGTCCAAAGTTTACTTTAATTACCTTACCTGTTTTTGGATTTTTAACATATACCTTAAATTTCTTAACATCACCTTGCATTGGTTTACCCAATTTTACTTCTCTACCCTGATATTCTGCTTCAAATACACAAGGACAATTAGCTTCGGTTAGTTCGTTTGAATATGATTTTAAAAAGTTAATAAAATCATCCATATCTTCTTGCTCAACATCCAATTCATCATAATCATCAATTGGATTGTCTTGTGGAGTATCACCCATAGCGTATGCTTGGTCTACATACTCATCTTCTTTTACGATATTGGCTAATATAATCATTTGGTTTTATTTTATTTTGACATTATATAACATAAATATGGTAATTTATCAAAACCCTACAACCATTGAGTTAAATCTTCCATTGTATCGCCAATTTGCATCTTCCAAGGATTATCTTCGTTACCACTACCACCATAAACACCAGCATGCTGCATGTTTGATGATATACCTCCCATAGCCCTTTTGGTTAAATCTATACCCTCTTGTCTTAAACGAAGTGCGGTATCTCTAACCCATAATCCTATACAAAATGCCATTACCAAATCATCATTATAACTTTTCATTGCTTCCGCTCTACCATTGTTGAATATAAAAGTAAATAACTCATCTATTAAACGATTGGAACGAACAGTCACTGCTTTTTCTCTAAAGTATTCATCTAATTTAGAAATAATAAGGGGTCTAGTCTTAGATGTGGTAGAAAATCCAGCTACCATCTGTCTTTCATCTGCTCGGTATTTATTTCTCATTTGGTGTTCAATATCAACATACTTTAAATCCTTACTCATATAGAATAGGTTTTTATATTGTCTATCTATTACCTGCTGAATACAAGCCCAACCAATGTTTGCATTCTCTATTACAAGTAGTGCATCATTGTATTGTGTAGATAATTCAACTAAGAAGTTTCCAAAATCTTTTGTATCAACCTTACCTTTATATTCGGCAACCTGTGTACAAGTGTTTATTTCCATAACGTGAGCTGCGGAATAATCCGAACCATCTCCTCTTGCTACGTCCGCAATAACCATATAAGAACCATTTGCAGTTGGGTATTCCCATCTCCAAAGGTTACCATCAAACCCAGTTTTCTCTAATGGTTCTTGGCAAAATGATTCTTTATAGAACATTAATAGTTCCGGTTCAATTACGGTATCACCCGAAGATACGAAGTCACAATCACATTCTTGGGCTGCTTTCTTTGCTCCCAATAGTTTTTCTTGCTCAGCCCTCCAAGCTTCACCTCTTTCAGGGTGTAAAGTCCAATGTAATTTAATTGTATTGAATGGGTTAGTACCTTCTTCTGCGTTTAACCAAGTTTTATGAAACCAGTTACCCACACCATTTGGAGTAGAAAGTGCTATACAAGCTCCACCCGTTGATAGTGTTGATTGAGCTGCCACCCAAATCTCATCGATATCATCAATGAAAGCGGCCTCATCAAATATAAGAAGTGATAAGGCTTCAGAACGTC